TTCGCAAGAAGGACAGGGGCTACAAGGATCGCATCTCAGATCATTTTATGGATGGTTACAAAGAACGACTAACTAAATTCCTAGAGGATCAGAAAAATGGCAAAACTGGCGTTGATATTTAGCATATCCCTACTCATGGCATCCTGCACTACGGTTGAACAGGTGCGAGAAAACAAGGAACTCTACTGCTCAGGCGTGTACAAAGGAATGCGGGCCGTAGGTCGCTCTGCGTTATCGGCTACTACCGGCGTTATTGTAGAGGACGTGTGCGACACGATAGATAAAATAGTCGCAGAAGATGCTTAAAATAGGAAGCCTGCTCAAGACACTGGCCCCTACGCTTGCACAGGCCGCAGGTGGGCCGATGGCGGGCATGGCAGTAAAGATGGTCGCCTCAAAGCTAGGCGATCCTGCCGCCTCTGTGGAGACGATAGAGAAGATCCTAGAAACTCAACCTGAGAAGGCTATGCTAGTTAAGCAGGCAGACGGTGAGTTTAAGGACCGCATCCGAGAGATGGAGATTGACCTCGAGTCATTCAAGGCTGAGGTGGACGACCGGAAGGATGCCAGGGAGAAATTCTCTGATGACCCCACGCCTAAAATATTCGCTATGGTCGCACTGATTGGCTTTATCGGCTATGTGTTCATGGTTACCATACAGCCTGTAGACGCAAACGACGACGGGGTAGTAAACCTCATTCTCGGGTACCTCGGCGGCTTAGTCAGCGGCATAAGCGCGTATTTTTTTGGTGGAACCAATGGAAAGAAATAACATGCAAGACCTGATCGACATGCTTAAGCGCCACGAGGGCGAAGTCAAAACAAATGGCCGTCATGTTGCCTACATGTGCCCGGCGGGTCACTGGACTATCGGCATAGGTCGAAACGTAGACCCCAATGGCGGTATAGGCCTTACCGACGAAGAGGTAGACATGCTGCTAGAGGGTGACATCCTGCGGGTCATAAAAGAGCTAAGCGCAGAGTACCCCTGGTTCAATAGCCTAGACGATGCGCGAAAGAATGCACTGATAGACATTAGCTTCAATCTTGGGGCTACACGTTTGAGACTGTTTAAGAAGGCACTGGCCGCTATGGAGGCGGCAGACTACAGCCTATCAGCCGACGAGTTTATGGACTCGAGGTGGGCAAATCAGGTCGGATCTAGAGCTATTGAGTTAACAGAAATGATTCGCAACGGTAAATAAAACTGTTGCGATGATGTAAACTGATCTATATACTGTCCTCTCCAATAACAAAAGGAGAACGACATGGATCACAAAAACTACCCCAAGGCTCAGGCCTTTTCTGACTATCTCTACGGTGAGGGCTTTGATGCCAATCCGTACCCTAAGAACTCTGCTGACTATTTGCAGTACGAGTCTGAAATGAACTCTCTTTACCGCAACGAGCTTAAGACTCGCATTGAGCAACTTAATGGAGAGCCGTCATGCCTGTAGATATTCACGGTAAGCAATATCACACCGTCGCAGAGCGTGTTGCTGCTTTCCGCTCAAAGGGAGCTGACCTAACTATTGAGACAGAGATTGTCCGATGGGAAGGTGAAGACGTGGTAGTTAAGGCGTCAATAAGCGACAACGGTAAGCTAATTGCTACTGGCTTAGCTCACGAGGTGCGTGGCTCTACCAACATCAACAAGACCTCACACGTTGAGAACTGCGAGACCTCAGCTATTGGTCGAGCACTTGCGGCGTTTGGTTTGGGTGGTACTGAGTACGCTACTGCTGATGAGGTTGCCAACGCTATATCTCAGCAGAACGAAGCTAAAGCAGGAATATCTCAGAAAGAAGTTTACGAATTACTTATTGAGAATACGGCTACGATGCTAGCTTATGGCGAGTCAATCATGGCTATTAAGGCAGGCATATCATTGGGCGATCTAAGCTCTGCGTCCGAGGAATGGTTTTCTTTAGACAACGACGTTAAGGCTCTACTCTGGAAAGCGCCTAGCAAGGGTGGTCCGTTTACTACCAAGGAGCGGGAGGTTATTCATTCTACCGAATTCCGCACAGCTAATGGGGGTGGAGATGAGCCAGAGGCTAAGGAAAGCTGAGAAAGGAAAGCGCTATAAATTATGCGAATGCTGTAATGAAAGAATCAAGATCCGTAACGATTACTTGATATGCGACAACTGTGTCGCGCTGAATAAACTTATTAACTCAAACTGGAAGGCATCAAATGGAATACGACAACACTAACACCGGCGTAAGCTTTAAGAACGATAAGAAAGCAGAAGATTGGCAGTACGATTTTAATGGCAGTCTAGATTTTGAAGGCATCCCTTTATTCTTAGACTCTAAGTGGTACCCGCCCCAAAATGGCAAAAAGGGGTATTTCCGTCACAAGGTTAAGCGCAAGCAGGCTAAGCAAGACTCTGCCCCTTCCCCCGCACCTGTCGCGTCTGCTGATCCTGTAGATGACCCGTTTTCGTCTGACGTTCCGTGGTAGGAGGCATTGTGGCTATTCACTTTGGCAATGCTCTAATTGAGCTGCAAGAAAAGAAAAAGGTCTCGTCTGCTGAGCTAGCGACGAGGCTAGGGGTCCACAGGCAGCGCGTCCATTACTTACGCAATCAGGCCGATGTCAGGCTGAATGTTTGCGCTGAGGTGAGCGAGGCCCTGGGGGTTAATCTGAACACGTTTGTAAGGATGTGTAAGGTATGAAGCATTTGAGGATTTTCCAAGATCCTCAGAAGGCTATTACGGATGCTGCGTGGCTGACTCAGAGAGCAGAGGCAGACCACGCGCTCGTAATTACCAACCGAGGTTTTGTAGTAATACCTACCGAAGAGCTTAAGGGTGATGAATTGATAGCGGAGATATTTAATTATGAGGCCGAGACAATACGCTGCTCACATTATGACTTTGACGACTAGAGAAGAGCGGCTAGAGGCTTTAGCCAAGGTGCCAGAGCAGTGCCGAGAGCTTACCAAAAAACATGTGGAGATAGCATATGAACGAAAAATTCTTCGAGGATCTAAAAGCGGTCTCAATAGCTCACGCAGAAGCTGAGGCTGACAAGTGTCACCTCATGGAATATCGCAAGACGCTTAAGAGCCTGCTAATGATTGAGGCTGAAACAAGTGATGCTAAGATGCCTATAGCAAAGCAGGAGCGGTACGCCTACGCTCATCCTCGCTACGTTGAGCTGCTTAAAGGTTTAAAGGTAGCAATTGAAAACGCTGTCAAATTCCGTCACCAATTTACGGTAATGAATATGAAATTCGAGGCAGAGCGTTCCAAGAATGCTCGCGCAAGAGCGGAGGCAGGGCTAAGATGAAAGACTTACAAACTGTGTATAAGTATCCTGAAGACGTCAAAAGATTGGCTAAGCTTCATTCAGTCAATCGCAAGGTATTTAGCATTAAGCTGCTAGAGAGTCGTCTGGAGTCAATGGACCCAGTAACCAAAAGGAGAGCCTGGAGAACAATCAACGCACTTAAGTTCGAGAGGTATTGGGACCATGTATAAATATGAATGCAAAATTGTCCGTGTCGTTGATGGAGATACTATCGATGTTGATATTGATCTTGGTTTTAATCATTGGATTCATGGTGAGCGTATCCGTCTTTTTGGCGTTGATTGCCCCGAGTGCCGTAGCAGAGATCTTGAAGAGAAAGCGGCGGGCCTCGCAGCCAAGAGGTTTGTTGAGAGATTCCTACAGGTTGGAGAAACCTACACCCTAAACACCCAGGGCAAAGGAAAGTTCGGTAGATACCTTGGCACCATAAGTGACCAAATAGAAACGGTGAACAAAGCACTAGTGAATGAACACCTGGCAGTCGTTTACTACGGCCAAAGTAAGGATGACGTTGAGGCAGCTCACATTGAAAACCGCTCGAGGTATAAGCGTGAAGATTAACATAGAGATGGACGAGGCCGAGGTTGATGAGTTTATGGATAAGCTCAGAGATCTAGACCGGCTACTGGCTGATCTAGAAGACCTCAAAACACTGGTCGCCGAGTTTATCAATGAAAGGTAGCACTCGGCGCTGTGCTCATTGCAAGAAGAAGGTTCCGGTAGACGAGGCTGTCATGGGTGGCATAAAGTCATTCTGTAGCTTCGAGCACCTAATAGAATTCACTAGGTCTAAGCCCGCTAAAGAGATCGCCAGAAAGGTTATTAAGCGTGACATTAAGGCTAAGCTAGACTCCCTCAAGACCGCCTCAGATTACATTAAAGAGGCCCAAGTCGCATTTAACTCCTACATCCGAGTCAGAGATAAGAACAAGCAGTGTATAAGCTGTGGATGCTTACCTGGTGATATGGTCCGTGGCGGTACATTCGACGCAGGGCATTACCGCAGCCGTGGTAGCGCAAGTCATTTACGATTTAACACAACTAATTGTTTCGGTCAGTGTAAAAAGTGTAACCGTTACCTATCAGGCAACATTGTTGAGTACCGCAAGCGATTAATTACCCATATCGGCGAAGACAGGCTTAATCAGCTCGAATGCGACAACACCCCTAAAAAGTTCACAATAGAATATTTAAGGCGCTTAAAACGCATATTTTCAGCCAAGGCTAGGCTATACGAGAGGAAGTTCAGATGAGCGAAGTAACAGAAGTCGAAATGATGGATTTTGAAGAGATAAACGATTGGCTAACCGAGCGCATGCAGAACATTGATCACGAAGACTTCCGAGCTATTGTTACGATGGCCGTGATGATTTCAACCACTCAAGACTTCTTTGATGAGAACCCCGACTGCTATGTGAGGCTGATAGACTTTTGGGAGTCTGACGAAATTGATCAGCTCCACTAGGCATAAAAAAACCCAGGGTTTGGCGCCTGGGTCCAAATGGCTTTTATCGTAAGGCTGATTTCACAAGGAGAACAATAAATCGACCTAGTAACAATATACCACAACAACAAAAAGAAATAGCTAAAGCATAACTGATGAATTTACATTTTCGCTTGCAGAATCATTTCCGTAAGAGTAATCTGTAAAAGTTAAATGTCGGTGGGTTGTTAAGGCCCTGAATCCCGGCTAGATCAACTGCGAAGAAAGTGTAGCAAGAAACCCGACAAGGGCTATTGTACACCATATGTTGTGTTCATCAACATATCTTCTTACCAGATTTGATCATAACCGTGCGGCAAAGCCAGACGTACTCTTGGCTCATGGTTAGCTGACCCTGTAAATCAGCCCCAGAAATGGGAGAGACGAGCGACCTAAAACTCCTGCGCTGACCCGCCCATGTCAACAGGAACCCGCAAACACACACACACCAGGTCGTGAGTTAGGCATTGAAATAGCGTCCAGTTAAGTCTGGCGGGGGAGCGGTTCACCATTGTGGATCGTCGTAATGAGTACCAGGTCTAGTGGCCTTCCTTTCGAGGAGCGTAAGAACACCTAATGCCGTAGGTGTGTTTGCGGGGGAAAATGGGCACTGCTGCCTAAAATAAAGGAGAAAGCAATGAGCAATGAAACAAGC